ACGGCTACCATCGACAACTCGGGTGGCGGCATCCTGTACGGCTTCAATGCCATCAGCACCGGCACGAGCTGGACGATCACGGCGTATGACGTGTACGTGCAGGGTACGGCGACTAACACCAACCAGTTGATCGCCACGCAAACGGCAGCGGCGACGGGCTTTCAGGGCAACCCGGGATCGGGTGGCACGGGCGTCCGTTACAATGGTAGCCTTGTGGTGGTCACGACCGGAACTCCCGGTCTGTGGAACGTACTTTGGGACTGATAGGGAGAGGACATGAAAGACGAATATACGGTTGACGGCACCCTGTTGTTCAACCCGACTCGACCGCACGGCAGCGTCTATGGCGGTGGCCCGGAAGATGGTCGTTGGGTGCAGGATGGCATTCATTATCGCGGCGACCGCAAGCCTGTGGGCTATGTGGAACCGGCAGCAGACGCTAAGAACAAGAAGGCGTAAATCACCGGGGAAGCCGGTACATTGCGACCGGCCTAGCGCCGGTCTTTTCAATTAGGGAGTGGGGAAACATGGTCTGGAAAGCAGATGATCCGCAGGGGAACGAATCGGGCAAGATTCGGTGGGAATTGGTCAAGTGGACGCGTGGCCGTGGCCTCGATGTAGGCTGCGGCCCGAACAAAGCGTTCCCCCACATGATCGGCGTGGACAACGGCGCTGACATCCAGTTATTCGGCCACCAGTTCAAACCTGACGTCTGGATCGACGATGCGGCTGACTTGCGGCTATTCGGCACCGAGTCAATGGACTTTGTGTACTCGTCCCATGTCCTCGAACACATCCCGTTTGACAACGTGGTGAAGTGCCTCAAGGAATGGCTGCGCGTCATCAAGTTGAACGGCTACCTCGTTTTGTATTTACCCGATGAGACGCTGTACCCCAAGGTCGGCGAACACGGCGCTAATCCCGACCACAAATGGAACGTCTCGTACAAACTCATTGTTGAGTTGATGGAAAAGGCGGGCTGTTGGGATCTGGTGGACTGGCAGCGACGCGATCAGAACGACGAATACTCGCTCTTTTTCGTGTTTCAGAAAAAGGGAAAGCACCACACGTTCAGTTGCTCCAAACCGAAATTGCAGGTCAAGCGAGCCGCGGTGGTACGGTACGGCGCATTCGGCGACATCGTCCAAGCGTCCTCGGTGTTCAAGGGCCTCAAGGAGCAGGGCTACCACGTCACGGTGTACTGCTCGCCGCCGGGATCGGACGTCATCCTGCACGACCCGAACGTGGATGAGTTCTACTATCAGGACAAGGATCAGGTCCCGAATCACGCTTTAGGCGCGTTCTGGGACTACCAGAAGGCCAAATACGACAAGTGGGTAAACCTGTCGGAGTCGGCTGAAGGGACGCTGCTGGCGTTGCCTGGGCGGTTCCTGCACGGCGTCCCACCGAAGTTGCGGCACAAGTTGACCAACGTCAACTACCTTGAGCTGCAACACGATGCCGCGGGCATACCGCACAAACCTGCGGTTCACTTCTACGCGACACCCGAAGAACAGGCGTGGGCGAAGGCGACGAAGGCCGCGATGGGCGATTACGCCATTGTCTGGTCGCTCGCCGGATCGTCCGTACATAAGACGTGGCCCTACGTGGACAACATCGTGGCGGCGCTGCTGCTGGAGTTCCCGAACGTCCATATCGTCATGGTGGGCGGCCCGTCAGCGGTGTTGCTCGAACAGGGCTGGTTCAAGGTTGACGAGACCGGGATGCCGTTGCGCGATGCGGCGGGCAAGAAGATACCAACGGATCCGCGCGTACACCCCATGTCGGGCGACTGGACGATCCGCGAGACGATGGCATTTGCTCAGGTCGCGGACATGGTGATCGGCCCGGAAACGGGCGTGCTGAACGCGGTATCGCACGAGAACGTCGCCAAGATCGTGTTCCTTTCTCACTCCACCTCTGAGAATCTGACGCGAGATTGGATCAACACGCACGCCCTGATTGCCAAGAACACGCATTGCCCGGGCCGTGGCGACAACGAGGCCCCGGCGTGCCATCAGTTGCATTACGGGTGGGATCATTGCAAGAACTCGTTGGACGATGAGGGCAAGCCAATGGGCATCGCGCAATGCCAGATCGAAATTACCGACGAAATGGCATGGGCGGTCATCGCGCCGCAAATCCATCAGGCGCTTAACAAGGCGGCATAAATGAGTACGTCAGGCACATACACTTGGACGGTGACACGGGATGACATCATCCGTGAAGCTCTCCTCAACATCGGCAAACTGGACGTTTACGGTCAGATTGACCCGATTGAGACCACCGACTGCGCCCGCAAGTTGAACATGATGGTCAAGACGTGGATGGGCCGCTTGGACTACGCGCCCGGTTTGAAGGCATGGACGCGTCAGCGTGGTGACCTGTTCCTGTCATCGAGCGATTACAGTTACAACCTTGGACCTACGGGCGATAACTGGGCCGGCGGCTGCACGGCATTGCCAGGGCAGAACTACGGCACGGCGCCACTGACCACGGGCGCTGCGGCGGCGGCGGTGACGCTGTTTGTCGGGACGCTGACGTCCAACTTCACGGCCAACGATTACGTCGTTATCGAGCTCGACACCGGCGACATCTTCAGCACGACCTGCGCGGCGGTCAACAGCGGTGCGGGCTCCATCACGATTGCCACGGGTTTGCCATCCTCGGCGTCTAGCGGCAACTATGTGTACAACTACACGACCAAGGCGCAGCGTCCTTTAGAAATCGTCACGGCAATCTTGCGCGATAACCAAAGCAACGATACGCCGTTGGACTACATGACGCTCCAGACGTACGAATCGCTGCCGACCAAGACATCAAGCGCGTACGTCGCGGACCCAACCGCCATCTATTACGAGCCGCAGATCGGCAACAGCGGCCCGTCGGGCGCGAACGGCGTGCTCTATATTGACTGTGGCGGCGCTCAGGACGTCACCAAGCAGATCCACATCGTGTACTTGCGCCCGGTGCAGGACTTTAACAACCCGTTGGACAATCCCGAGTACCCGCAAGAGTGGTATTCGGCACTGTGCTGGGGACTGTCTAAGCAGATCGCGCCCATGTTCAACGCGCCGTGGGGGCCGGTCATGGAACAGAATTTCCAAGAGGCCGTGACGTTTGCGCGTCACAGCAACACGGAAACCTCGGACGTGTACTTCATGCCAGGCGCGGGTAACCCGTAATGAAAGTCGTACCGATGTTCGGGGCGGGCATCCAAGGCCGATCGCTGCCGGTCACGGCACAGCGTCGCCTCAATTGCTATTTCGAGCAGCGCCCCGACGGCGACAAGGCCAATATCGTCGTCTACGGGACGCCCGGGTTAGTCAACTTAGGGACCATGCCCGCCAAGGTGCGCCGGATGCTCGGCACGCAGTCGCTGCTTTATGTGGTGGCCGGCACGACGCTATACAGCGTCAGTACATCGTACGCACAAACGGCGCTGGGCACGCTGAACACCAACAGCGGCACGGTCTCAATGGCCAACAACCCGTCGCAGATCATCATCGTGGACGGCGTGAACGGTTACCTGTACACACCGGCGACGAACACGTTTGCCCAAATCACGTCACCCGGGTTCCCCAACGGCGCCAACACGGTCACGTTCGTATCGGGCTATTTTGTGTGCGAGCAGCCCGGAAGTCAGTATTTCTGGGTCTCGAACCTGTACGACGGTTCCACGTGGAACGCCCTGGCATTCGCGTCGGCGGCTCAGTACAGCGACAACATAAAGGCTGTGGACGCCCTGATTGGTAACCTCGTACTGTTCAGCGAGAAGCACACGGAATTCTGGCAGAACGTCGGTACGTCACCCGAGCCGTTCGCGCCAATCATCTCGGCAACGTCTGAGTTCGGTATCGCTGCTATATACTCGCGTGCGCACGTCAATCAAACCATCTGTGTCTTGGCGATGAACCCGCAGGGCGCTCCTCAGGTCGTGCAGATCGCGGGTTACAACATCACCGTGATCTCAACGCCGGACATGGACTACATCATGTCCAAGATGTCCACCGTATCGGATGCCATTGCGCTCTCGTACATGGTCAACGGGCATCCCATGTATCAGATCACGTTCCCGACTGCGGATCGTTCGTTCCTATACGACACGGCATCGGGCTTGTGGAGCGAGACCCAAACGGGCTTGACCACGAAATACAGCACCCGACACATCGCCCAGCACTCCACGTATTTCAACGGCTACACCGTCGTGTCGGAATACAACTCGGGCAACATTGATCGCTACGACACTGCGACCTACACCGACAACGGGGCGATCATCCCGCGCGAACTGATCACCCGTCACGGTTCCAACAACTTCAACGTGTTCAGCATCGA